CTGATAGCTTCAAGTATGGAATGGCTCGCTGCTGGGATCGTCCTAAAACTTTTATCTTTAATACTCATAATTTCGCTGACGATAAGCCTACGGGCCGTTTCGTTTTCTTAGACTTAGATGTTATCATACAAAATGATATGGGTCCTATTATTACACACGACTTAGATAGGCCGACAAAACTTAGAAGTTGGTGGCAAGACCCTCGTCCAATGAAAACAAGAAATTTTAAACTTGCTCACGGTGCATATACAAACGGATCATGTATGGTCTGGAGTGACGATCAAACTGAATGTATATGGGATGACGTTATAAAAAATCAGGAAATGATTTGGTATACCTTCACTGATGGCACTGATAACTACCATAGTTGGCGCTGGGGTGAGTTTAGTAATTACAAAAAACTATGGGGACACTTCCCAAGTTGGATGGCATACTCATATAACCGAGGCCGTTCGTGGGATGAGGATGACCTGAGAGTGGACACATATCGTAAAGGGTGTATTCTATGTGTGTTCAATATTGACTTGTTACCGTTTGAGGATAAGAGTCGTGGTCACACAAAACAAGATGAATTAGCAGATCCTGATTTATTGGCCCATTGGCAATGATAAACATTTATACTGTAAAATGGGGAACAAAATATCCTTCCTCTCATGTAAATCAAATATACAAACAGTGTAGGAATCATGTTACACGAAACTTTAATTTCTATTGTATAACAGAGGATCCTACAGGACTAGATCCGAATGTCATTCCTTTAGCCATACCTGCAGATAACTACTATGAAAAGTGGTGGAACAAAATGTATTTGTTTGATACGAACATTGTGTGGCAGGAAGGGGAAAAACTATTTTTAGATCTGGATATTGTGATACAAAGAAACTTAAATGCTTTTATAGATTGGCCATGTGAGGATAACTTAATTTTTGTAAAAACTGAATGGCACAATTTAGAAAAAATAAAACAAGAAACAAAACATATTCCTCACGCATATACTGAATTAAACTCAAGCATACTGCGATGGAACGATTCTTTGATGGAAAAAGAATCTATGATAAATTTTTTAAAGATGACGAAGGATTATCCTAGTCAAATGTTTTGGTACTACCGAGGCCTCGATAATTTGTTTTACAATAGATTCGACCCTGACCACATCAAAACATTTCCTAGTGGTTGGGTGTACAGTTATAACTATGGATATCAATATCCAAATGATATAGAAGAATTTAAATACAGAGAGACACCTTTTATATGTTTATACGATTCAATGGAGAGACCAGAAGATGTTAAAATTGAACTTCCTGACTAGCTTCAGGTATTGGGGAATGGCATTAGATAAGATTGAACATGAAATGCCTCACAAACATGATGACTTTCGCAAGTCTATGAATCCAAATACAATGGATGCTGCCGTTTGGATGATGGAAGAACTTGTAAAACAAATAAAACCTAAAAAAGCATATAATATTATTGTGCTAAATTCATGGTTAGGATTTCCTTTGGTGCCTCTCATCTGTGAGAATATAAAAGTAAAGCACATGGACTTGATTGATATTGACAGTGAAGCATTGGAACTATCTAAAGTATTCAACAAGTATTACACTGACAACGGCACAGATATTAATCATTTACAGTTAGACATACCATTTGCATTCCACGACATTAATGCACTAGACACTGACATTGTTATTTCTTTGGGATGTGAACAAATGTATCCATTAAAAGACATGACAACATCTAACCCTGAATGTTTGTTTGCCTTACAAACTAGTAATGTCATACAAGAAATGTACGGCATAAACTGTGTTGATAGTATTGAAGGTCATTTAGAAAACACAGGCATAACAAAACCACTCTACACAGGACAAGTAGAGCAGTTTTATTATAATTGGGAAGGTAAGGTTTTCTTTGACAGGTTTATGGCTATTGGAAAGAAGTAGCGTCTTCTTCTGAAATGTCCTCAATCATACTACGCCAAATTTCTAAATGAGGGACAACAAACCCTAAAGTAATACGAGGCTCATAGGACCCGGCACAGTGATAATAAACTTTGTCGGGTTCTCTGCCTCTGCCATAGTATCCTACTTTACAAGTCCAACCGGGCTTGTCTTCCATAGTAACTATTTCTTTTGTGAGAGGATCCATGTATCTAAAGAAGCCATTGCCTGTGGGAGAATAAGACAATAGTATGTTATATCCAGAGGCATTCCAATTATTGTGCCAACCCATGTATCCTTCTTTGGGATAAAAGACATTTACTGCTTGATTGCGAGCGCCAAGATACGCACATAGTTCTTCTGCTAATTTATTTCTTTTTTCTTTGTGGTCATCGGGCGCATTTTCTGAAGTTCCTATATCAACAGACAATGTTTTTTCAGGATATCCAATATGTTTACCATCTTTTGCTACAATTTCTTTTAAGTATTCTTCACCACAGGCTTCTTCTAATGTCATGCCTTGGTGACGTTCTCTATCGTGAGCAATCTCTATTAGTTTAGAGAAATCAGATTGAAAGAACCAATCACTATATTCGTTTAGTATGTCTAATACTTCTTCGTTATTAATTTCAATCCACTTCACTGTAGTTGGTCCTTGGGAATTGTGTGGTGATACAATACTATCTCTTCACCTTGTAGTTCTTCAAAATGATAGCCATTGACAAAGTTCCAACGAGCATCCGGTTCTTTTACATATCCCCATTTAATGTTATGTCCACCATACGTAAGAAGTTTCCACATAGTAAAGGTGTCCCATCTGACAACATCTTTAGGATAATGTTGAGTATCATACCCAGGTTTTCTTTGTTCTAAATACTCTGTATACCATGCACCCATAAGATCCATCATAGCAGGAGTTTTACGATAAACAAAAAATCCACAGTGACAAGTCATTTCTTCCGTTGCTGATAAGTGTGTCACCTTAGAATTGTAAGGTCTGTTCTTAGTGAACACAATGTCTTTATTGCGAGGTAGAATATCAAAAACATTTTTTATATCTTCATGTTCACACATCATATCGGCATCGAGATATGCTGTAATATCATAGGGAGTTTTATTTAGAGCCCAGAGTTTAGCACGAATATGATCGGGTATTCCTTCAGTTATCACATTGTCAAACAGTGTGTAGTCCTCAGGTTCTACCCAATGTTCATGGGTAAAGAATGTAATATTAGCTTCTGGCCAAAAATCTCGTATTGATTCTGCTAATAGTTTAGCGTGCCGATAAAATCCTTTTTGTTTTGAAGCAACAATTAAAAACCCTTTAGTTTTCTTCTTCGGCACTTTCAAGATCCTTCATCAACAAAATAGTAGCGTATGCCTGCACTTCCATAATACTTTTTGATTTACGTATTAATCTTTTGAATTGTGTATTTTTTGAATTCTTAATACTGTCAATCTCAAACGCTTCTAATTTAGCATTGAATAGCGCTTCTTGCTTGGCTCTTGCTCTTTGAGATTCACGCCTCTCAGCACTTTTTTTAATATTTTCATTTCTTCTTTCAAGTGCTTGATTTGTGTTGTCATCTATTTGTTCTTCGGTATACTGTGTCAACACAGCTTTCATATCAGGGTTAGTGCCTTCTTTATCATGTATAGAGGCTATTTGCTCTTTACCGTTAGGCTGAACAATCGTAACAATTAGATGACGGTTTTCTCTATTAGACCAATAGGGATTTTTATATTGTTTTTTAGGTGTGTCTGCGGAAACAGATGCTTCTGCCATAATATTTCTCCATAATTAAAAACTATATTGTAATACTATATAGTCAGTTTGTCAAGCAGTTCTCAACCAAAGTTTGATGGTGCTCACGGTTTCAGTGCTAGCCTTAACAGTGTCGCCAGCATATGTTCCGCTAAAATCACTAGAATATGAACCACTAAAATAACCAGTGTATGAACCGGAGTAGTTTGAAGTACCTACATAGTCACCGGAAAACGCTCGGTCATAAGCACCAGTATAATAACCAGTGTATGTTTTAGCACCAGTATAGAAACCAGTGTAGTATCCTGTAAAGGTTCCGCCGACATAACCAGAGTAATATAAAACGTAGTCGCCTGCATAGTTACCTGAATATGCTGAAGTTCCTACGTAGTTGCCAGTGTAATCACCAGAAAATGATCCTGTATATGAACCAGTGTATGTCTTAGCACCTGTATATTCACCACTAAAAGCTTGGTTATAGGCACCGGTGAATGTACCAGTATAAGAACCTGCATATGTAGATGAATCTACTTCTTGGCGAGTGTCAGAAAAACCACCTACGTCACCCATTTGTGTCCAAGTACCTGTTTCAGTAGGTGAAGATGATTGTACCTTGTAACAACCTACACCAGGAGTTGTGCCATAATCTTCAACGATTCTATTTCTAAAGTTAGGAACCATTTGCTCTACTTGTGCCGCTGTCATTTGCTTCATTCCGCTATCATATGTGACAGAAGAAAGGTCACTATTTGCAGAGGATGTGGGAGCAGTCTTTTGCCACAAGTAAGTAGTGTTGTTACCACTCAACACTGTATCTGTAATAGTGTAACGAGAAGTCCAAGTACCACCAGTAGGTGAAGAAGCAGCTAGATGAAATTGACCTACCGTGTAGTCTGATTCAGAAACCATATCATTAATAACTTTATCAAGTACATCAGTGTCTAGCTCAGCGTCCGTGAATTCATTGAAACCAACATCTCCGGATGTTTCCCAGCCAAGAGGACGATTAGTAATACTTTCTGAAGCTGCTGAGGTTATTTGTTTAAAGTAATAAGTAGTATCTGTTGTTGTGCCTGCTGTTGGGTGAGTACCAATAGCATCATCTCTAGTTGTATCAGTAAAAGTGCCTATAGCAGAACCACTAAGAGCATTTGCAGTGTCCATGTTCAGGTCACCGGTAAGTGTTCCATCCCAGTCATCTGCATATTTGTTGGTAATAACATACGAGAGATACTGCTGTATCTCTGCGTCGGTCATTTCTTGGATCCCCTGAAAATTACTAGAAGTAATCGGAGTTCCAGATGCTTTAAGTCTTAGTGGGCGCATTTATGTTTCCTTATTAATTCAAACGTGTACCGGAAGAATCATATATAACAGTTTCTAC